TGTGATTTATCTTTTAAGTTCCCTTAATAAATATTCTCTTTTACCTATTGTGAATTCCCTGATTTGGTTAATTGTAAACCCTCTCTTATTAATCAAATCATAATCATCCCACATATTTTTAATATCGCTTCGTTTAATTTTATTTTTTATGATATTAACAATATAAAGAACAGTCTCTGTTAATTCAACAGATTCTTTAGCAATGGGATTGAACCCATCAACATAAAATAATCTTTCAACAATTGGATTCTCATTAATATATAATCCAATTTTACATTCAACACCCCTGATTGTTTTTTCATCGATTTTCTGAATTATTGGGGTTGGATTATAATGCATCTCCTTTCTATAGTGTGCTGGATATCTATTTATCATCTGTTGATGATAAGTATGTAGATCGTATACATGATTTTCTTCATTAGAAAGATCAATTCTTCCTACATCAGCAATAACATCATAATTTCGTTTTGATAAAATTTTTTGTAACCTATTAATTGTTCGTGGAAGAATATCTCTAATATCAATTGAATATCTTGTGAACGGATTAAACTCATCTGCATTAAATACTATTTCACATAACAAAACATCTCCTTGTGTTAATGAAAATCTAAACATGTTACTATATTCATTTTCGTTCATTTCTATTATTTTAATTATTATTAATTATTACAAATATAAATAGAATACTTTTAATATGAAAGGGATTTTATAATCTACCCTTATTATTTTTATAATACTCTGTAAGTAAATCCTTTTCATGCATAATTACAGTATAAAATGGTTCAACATATTGTACAAAATTACTATTATATATACTCAAAAATTGATCTTCGTTCATCATTTTAAGTAAATTATTGCTCCCTCTGTCTTCGGGTGATAAAGGTACTTCGAGTTGTAGTAGTTCTTCTCTTGCTTCTTCATTAAGCATAGGTTCTCTAAGATTGGTAAGTTGAAAATTCATTTTAAGTCTTTCAACACCCTCTGGTGATATTAGATTTTGTAATGCTTTTAACGGTTTTAATTTCTTACTAATGCGTTCCTTCTGAATTTCATCTGCACGTTTACAAATATCTCTTACCGTTAATGTTTTAAATTTAAGTTCAGGAAATTTTTCCACAAGACCCTTTTCCTTAATCCCACCAACACCAACAATATTATCAGCAGAATCACCACAAATAATTTTCATCACTAAAGCATTGGTGTAATGATGATTAAAATACATAATATAATTTGTTTTTGTTACTGGTTGTGGTATGTTCGGAAATATTATTGTAATATTCAAATCAAGTAGTTGTGCAAAATCCCTATCATTTGAATATAGAAAAATTTCTTCTTTATTATTATGTTCTATGCAATATGCTGCAATCAAATCATCTGCCTCAATATCATCAATCTCAATTTGTCTTAAAAATAATTCTTCAGCATATGCTTGAACTCTTTTTCGTTGTTTTAAAATTGATTCTTCTTTTGCTTTTTCTCTACGAAGTTCCGCAGCATTCATTTCGATTTTCTTATGCCATTCTTTAGTTTTACGATTGGCTTTATACGCTTTATCAATTCTATGTCGATAGATTCCACCACCTTCACCATCCCAAACTAACACTACCTTATTAATCATGTGATCTTTAATCATCTTACGAACAGTAGTCAAAAAAGAATACAAACCACCAATATGTCCAAAATTAGTGGTTTGTATATCTCTTGCTCCGTGAAAAGAACGTTTTAATAAATATGAGCCATCAATTAATAGTGTTCTTGTTTTCATTAATCACTTTCCTCTTCAACAGTTGTGTTTCTTTCAATTATTTCATCTTCAAATGACACGTTTCCATCATTATCCATTGCTTTAGATTTAAATTCGATATCATCAGCAGTTAATGTATTGTCTTCGAATTTATTGCGGAAATATAGAATGTTTTCTTTCTTATATTGTGCTTCATTATCTTTATCACCATAAATAAAACCTGTTGGTGTGGAAATAATTTTACCTTCAAGAGAAATACCACCCCATTCACCATCAACATGATTCTTAGCAATATTAACTTTATTTTCGAAGCCGAAATTTAAGTCACGTTTTTTACTTGTTGCTGTTACTCTACGTGTTCCATGAGTAATAATTCCACCAAAATGATAAATAAGTCTTGCACCAAAGAAGAATGTTTCACCACCTTTATGTTTAACAACCTTATTCATACTATCATACCAAATTTTTTGAACAGCAGCAACTGTTGTAGTAAACTCACTATCAACTCTACGTGTGTTCGGTACTGCATTATTAAGAAGTGACATAAATGCTTTTTCATACGCACCAGCGTTCCACATATTATTGTCGCTAGTGTCTTTTTCTAAAGCATCAATAGTTTTAATACAATTTAATGTACCAATAGAGTCAATTCCAATAAATATGTCTCGTGGTAATACACCTGATTTCTGGGCATCAAGGAAGTCATAAATTGCTTTTGCCATGTCTTCAATACTCGCTTCTTTCCTTTCTTTATTTTGAACTATCCCATAATTCTTTAGAAGATAATTATTATTCACTAAAAGATATTCACCATCCCAATCAAATCCCATATTAGTTAGACGTTCATTATGTTCATCGATGTTGTTTTCAGTATCAATAATAATTGGAAAATCACCCATTTTTTGGGCATTGACAATTGAACGCATTAATGCTGTTGATTTACCAGTATTAGAATAACCACGAAAAAGGGTTACATATCCCTTTGGGACACCGGGCATACCAGTTGCTTCCTTTAAACCATCATCAATTGGAATCCAAGTTAATTTTTTTGATTCGACTGTTGTTGCACCAATTTTTTTCTTAAAATCATCAAGACTAAAACTTTTCTTTTTTGTTGGTTTTCTAACTGAATTGGTTGGTACTTCATCTATTTTCTTTTTTACCATAATTTAAATTTTATAAAAATGTCCATCCTACATTCGAGAATGGACATTTAAGTTTAATTTTATTTTAACATTTATTAGTTTTCAGTTAGTTACTAAAATGGAAGATCATCATATTCGGGATCAGTATCTTCATCAACCACTTCAGTTTCAACATTAGTTTTAACTTCAGTTTCGGGAACATCGTTATCTACTTTTGTTTCAGCAATAACTTCCTTACCAATATCACTTGCATCATCAGTGAACTCACCAACCTTTTCAGGTGTTATGTTACTGATAGTTACTCTTGGTAATTCTTCTTTCAAATCACTTGCTTGTTCAAACTCCTTTTCAGTATTATCAAGATTCTGAGTACGTGTGTTGGCTCTTTCCTGTAGATCAGGATTACCCGGGAATACCCAATGTTTATTCGTTTGGTCAGTATCTTCCCAATAAGGACTATTACCCATAGCAGCCATTTCAAGATATTCATATGGCGTAGTGTTTGGTGCTTTTTTAGGTAAGAATACATCTCTCCAAGTAATATCATCTTCAAGCCATGCTCTCATAACATGTGGGTCTGAATGTAAACGTGATTTACCTTTAGCTGTGATTGCTGAAATTGCTTTATAAACATGTCCATTAAACTCACTATCAGTCATAATGATATTAAGATCAGTACCATTTTCAGCACTAGAAAAATCAGCACCATGTGTTGTTACATAATCCTCTAAGATAGGGAGAAGTTTATCAAGTGTGCCTTGATTTTTATAGTTATGTTTAAATCTCCAAAATTTAACACCATCTTTTTCAGCACCTTTATCAATACCTCTAACAATATAAAATTTCTTAGTTTCCCATTTAATTGCTTCCTTATAAATTTCATCATTTTTGGCTTTAACCTTTAGTTGAAATTCATTCATGGTTTCTTTCTTAACACCTTTTAATGAGGGGTCTTGTTTCTTCAGTAATGTGTGATATTTATTACATAAAGGACATGGTGCTGGTACTAAAATTGGAGCACCATTAACATCTAATAATGCTTTACCTTCAGCATCTAATTTAGGCACTTTTGGGTCATTATGAGCAGGACAGTAAACTACTGTGCCGTGTTTTTTCTTTCCACCCGCAGCATTAGTGGTAATAACATGGAAGAATGCTTCTTCAATATATTTTTTACCCGCTTTTGGTGGAAGAATTCTGAAGGTTTCTTTTGTATTTCGTGGAACGAAATATTTTGTTAAAAGGTCTTCACGTGATTTTCTGTTTTGTTTTTGTTTTTTCTGGTAGTCAGAAAACATTGATTTTAATTGTGACAAGTCTTCGCCCGTCTGTTTTTCATTTTCCATTTTCAATTTGTTTTTACAGTAAAATTATTTTCAATTATTAATTGCTACAAATATAGCTTTCATTCTATATAAATACAAGAGATTTTAAAAAAATATTTAATTTTTTATTTAATTTGTGAATAAATTATTAGAAACTACTGTGAATGATAATGTTTGTTTGTTTTCGTAATAATTTCCATTTTTCATTCTAATTTGTAATTTATATGTTTGTGGAATTAACCAAGACGTATCAAGATTAAAATAATAACCATTACTAGTTCTATTTACTTTAGTAAATGGTATTACATCCAGTTCATACTTACTTCCAGCAGTAGTAAATAATCTATATTCAATATCTAAAGGTAAGAAATTATTTTGATTTGGATATAATTCTTTTATTGTTAATTTTATTTTTCTCATATTACCAGCACTAATATTTTCACCCTCACCTATTCCCCAAAAATAAAAGAAATAATTATCAAATTCAATATCATTTGATTGATCAAACCCATAATATTTATCTTGTGAAATTAAATAGAATTTATTTGAATGTTGAGTATCTCTACCATTAATGGTTAAATTCCATTCATCTCTAAATAATACAGCATCAGGATAATAGTCTGAATCAATATTTAATGTGATTTTATAAACACCTTCACTTACATTCGTAATTGAATTCCCCGTTAATGTGTCAATAAGATTATCTTCTTCATCATAAATATTAACATTATTCACAGTAATATTCTGTTCAATTCCACCAACATTAACATAAAGATATAAATCATTATCTTTATCTAAATAAAAATAGTTTCTATCATCACTAATAGTATCATCGACAATTGTTTCGATATACGGTTCATACCAAGTATTGGTATTATTTGTATGAAATGCAACCGCTTGTCTAAATTCAGTTAATTGTTCCTCAAATTCATCAGGAAATTTAATTCCTAATCCAAATGATGTGCCAGTGTATGCGGTAACACCTGTAGTGCCAGTAGTTCCTGTATACCCAGTACCAAATAGTCTCTGATTAACATAATCAGTTATATCAATATCAATATTCTCGTTTCCCTTTTCAAATCGTTGAGAACCTATAATTTCTGTAGTGCCACTCTCATATGCCCCAGCAACCGACCACAAAACATCTGTTTTTCTATCTTCCCAATTCGATGCCTGAACTGGTAAGTTTGGTGTTAAAGTACCATCATCGTATAGAAAATCATAACCACTACCTTCATCCCAATCTTCATTTACATTAAAAAGTTCTAAATCAAAACTTGTTGCTCTATCAATTGTATCTGAATATGATTTTTTACTAAGATATTGATCAGCATAGCTAATGGTATTAGTTAAATGTAATATATGTCTCATCCCAGCATTTGGAATTAACTTACCATCATCAATTCTATTAATTAATTCAGTAAAATCGACATCAAATATAAACCTAGTGATTTCTCCATTCACAGTACCATATGATATCTCAGTAACTGGGTTCTGTGAATTATTTGTTAGATTAGCACTAATCAATGTATTTGATTTCGAGAAATATGTTCTATATATTGACATTATTGTTTTTTCTATAAATACTCTTAAACAAAAAAGACTACCAATGGTAGTCTTTTTATTATAGTAAATTATATTAATTATTTGATATTGTGTTTAATTAAAATTTTAACAGCTTCTTCTTTTGTCATCTCATTTAAGAAATTTCTATCTTTTAAAACTAATCTTGCAGTTTTAACCTGTTCTTCGGTTATTATTTCTTTAGGTTTCTCAGATTCAGCAAGATTTTTTCCTTTCTCACCATTATTTAATTTCGATAGGTCTTCTTCACTACCATCGTTATTCATTATATCAGCCAATGGGTGTTCTTTATCATCACCATAATCTTCAGGATTTTGTCTCATATCTTCTCTGTCATGATAATCCCTTTCAGCAGCAGCATAATCAAATTCTTCACCAACATTATGTGAAGCATAACCAAGTAATTCATCAGTCAGTTTCTTATCACCATCCTCTTCTTCTTTTTCCTCACTATCCTTTTCCGCATTTTTTTGTGCCATTTTATCTGGGTCTTCATCATCTTCACCATAATATTTTGGGTCTTCGGTGAGGTGATCCATCACTATTTCTACAGCAATCAATGGGTTATCAGTATGTTCCATTTCAACTTTCATTCCCTTTGCAACTTGAATTGGACAAAATTCATTAGGTAACTTATCATCAGCAAGTCCACCAGAAATCATATCACCAGCTTCTTCTTTGTCTTTAGTAAGTTGTTCAATTTCATCTGATTCAATATCTTCTTCTTTAATTCTTGTTTGTTTTTTCTTATATTTCTTTTTTGGTGTTGGGTAATCAGATACTGTTTTAAACTCTTTTCCAATTCCTAATTGTTTAGGATAATCGGTTTCATTCATAGCCGTAGAACCATTGGTATATAATTGCATTGCTAAATCTTTAACCATTACAAAATATTCTTCTTTTGGTATTTGAAACTTCTGGATACCAAGTTTTTGATCAAGAATTTCTTTTGCATGATTAATTATCTTTTCTTTTGACTCATTAGAAAGTAAATTTTCATATCCCTGTTTTGCAACATCATCAACATCCATATTAGTAACAATACTATTACCTTCCCAAAAATGTTCAGCACCTCTTGGAATTGTTCTTTTCTTCTCGATAGGTTTAACAACACCATTTAATTTATCAACTTCTTGTGCAATTTCATTACCAGTAGGTGATTCATTACCACTTGCAACAAGATTATCATATGCCTGACTATATTGTGCTTGTTCTTCAGCACTTAGTTCTTCTTGTTCTTCTTCACTATCTAGTTGATCAATTTGATCATCTGTTTGAGGTATATCATTCGTACTATAGTCTGGTGGTAATGCTAATATATCTTCTTCATCATCAAAATCAGATACATCCATTTCACTTAAATATTTTTCTAATTCTGGTGAATTAACTCTTAAATTTTTATTTGTTGGCTTCTGATCTGCATATGCTTTATTAGTTTGCATTTGTTCAGTACCCTTTTTATATGGTACTTTATCAATAAACTTAACAGCTTCTTCAAATACTTCATCAGGAATATTATCATCAGTAGTTGTGTATTCACTAACCACATCAACAATATCCTTTTCTCTTTCAGCATTTAATTTAATTATAGACTTTTCTGTTTCAGGCATATCAACACTAAAACCATTTCCCTTTACATTAAAACTAATTATTTTAGCTGTATTAACAATTGAGACACCATCTTGCTCACCTTGTGTTGATTGAGCACTAAATTTAAATGTTGCAATATTACCAGCACTATCAACACCAACAATTTCAACATAATTTATATCACCACTCGCTTGCGAATTTGTTTGTTCAATTTCTAATTTACCTTGAACCAATTCATCGAATGCTGCTTCAGCAAGATTTCCAGTTTCTTTTGCAAGAATAGTAAAATCTTCATTTAATTTCATTTTATTGACACCTTGAAACATTTCAACGAATCTTTCTTTACTACCAATTTGGTTATATATTTTCATAACTATTTTTTTTATTCAAAAATTATTGGGTTAGATTTACCAAACCTTCTCATTATTATTGCTGCTTCCGAATTTGCTTCATTTTCAATATCACTACCATCACTACCAGCACCCATATAGAGTCTACCTTCATTTTTTTGTTTACGATGAACTAATTCATGTGCTAATGTCCTCAAAACATCAGCTAAATTCCTATTTGTTGCAACCACTCTAATTATTCCAGTACTCGGTGTATTCTTACCAAAAGAAGTCATTTCTGCTGCCTCTGTTGGGTCATAAGAAATTTCAATTTTATCATCATTAACACCCAAATATTCACAAACTTCTTTAATAAATTTGTTAATTATTTTATTTTTTTCCTCTCTTGGGAGAAGTTCTTCATTAAGACGATTAACCTTTTTCACCATTTCAAAGAGTCTCTCTTTACTACCATATTGATGAAATACTTTCATAATTAAATATCATTAAAACTATCCTGAACATCAATTTTAGACTTTTGTGGTAAATCATCAAAGTCAGCAACAAATGAACCGTCAGGTAATTCTTTTACACCACCATCTTTTTCAGCACTACGTTTTTGTTCAAACCAATTGTCTTGCCAAAAATCATTTAAATTAAAATAATAAGGATAACTTACATTAGTCTTATTCATTAATTTTTCACCATTTTTAGGTTCTCTAACTTCTTCAACATCAGCATTTAACACAGCTAATTTTGAATTTAAACCATCAATACTTTGATTTAAACCAGCTAACTGATCACGAATACCTTTCATGGCTTCGATATTATGTTTAATAATTTCGTTTTGAATATCATTAACTTGATTTTCAGGTTCAGGAGCACCCATAGGATTAGCCATAGGGTCACCCATTGCATCTGGTTCTCCCATAGGACTAGTCATTTCACCTTCTGGTGGTAAACCAGCTTCTGGAGATGGGGTATCACCCATTTCAGCATCAATTGTTGGTGTTGGTGTTTCAACACCTTGTGGTTGATCATTAGATGGTGCTGGTGGTATTTGACCTTCTGGTTTTTTTGGGTCTTCCTGTTCACCAGCCTCATTAGTTAAAACAGGAACTTCATCAAATTCCTCATTACTCGTCACTAATGGACGGTATTTTGGGGATTCGCTAATTACATAACCAGTACGATGCTTAAACTTTCTCAAATATTCTTCAGAAAGTTTTGTTTTCTTTTGATCTGTCATTTGTCGAATAAATTAATATTGTTCTCTTAGTAACATGCGACCATCCGATGTAACATATTGTTTATCAACTCTTTCAATTAAACCTTCACGTTCATCAAGGACAACCTTTTTTGATTTATTTGTCTTTGTTTCGTTTTCCGATTCAGGAGCATCAACAAAATCACTAAGTGCTTTTTTTATATTATTTTTCATAGTACCTATAATTTATTTATTATAAATACTATG